GCTGTAGCAAGTGGTGATGGCATTCTTATAAATGATGCTGGTACAATGGCAATGACCAATGTTGATACTGTTTCAACTTATTTTGCAAGTCATAGTGTAGGTGGAAGTAATATCGTTACTACTGGAGCATTAGATTCAGGTTCTATAACTTCTGGATTTGGTGCTATTGATAACGGAGCATCTAATATAACTTCTGGTGGTTTAGTTAAACTTGATGTAGATGCAGATGCTGATGATTTAACTGGAGATAGTTCAACTGGAAGATTAACTATAGGTGCAAGTGAAGATTTAAATTTATATCACGGTGGAACAAATTCTTATATTGTTAATGATACTGGTGATTTAATTCTTGATACAGCAGATGATATTGTTTTAGATGCAGATGGAGGAGACATTTTCTTCAAAGATGGTGGTACGACATTTGGTAGTGCTACTAATACTTCTGGTGATTTAATAATTAAATCTGGTACTACTACAGCAATGACGTTTAGTGGTGCTAATGTAACATTTGCAGGTACGGTTACAATAGGATCAGCAGGTATTAGTGAAACGGAGCTAGAACTTTTAGATGGTGCTACTGTAACTACTGCTGAATTAAATTTAATTGATGGAGGTACTTCTAGAGGCACAACTGCTGTAGCAAGTGGTGATGGCATTCTTATAAATGATGCTGGTACAATGGCAATGACCAATGTTGATACTGTTTCAACTTATTTTGCAAGCCATAGTGTAGGTGGAAGTAATATAGTTACAACTGGAGCACTTGATTCTGGTTCTATAACTTCTGGATTTGGTGCTATTGACAATGGAACATCTGGAATACGAACTGATACATTTACAGCAGAGACATCTATTGTTCCTGATGCTTCAGCAGGAGCAGACATAGGAACAGCATCTTTAGAATGGGGAGATGTATATATTGCTGATGATAAATATATTAAATTTGGTTCAGATCAAAATATTATAGTAGGCTACGATGAAGATGGAAATGATAGTTTAGAATTTAAAGCAAATGTAGAAGGAGCAGCTTTAGCATTAACATTTAGTGCTGATGAAGCAGATGATAATGCAGATACATGGAAATTAAACTTTGCTGATAGTGGAACGATAACATGGCAAAGCTACACTTCAGGCTCTTTTGCTACGAAACAAACATTAGATACAAGTGGTAACTTAACTCTTACAGGGACTTATAGTGGTGGAGGGTTAATGACTACTGGTGGTAACATTGTAATACCTAATGCAGGTAACATAGGTTCTGCTAGTGATACAGATGCAATAGCAATTGCTTCTGATGGTGTTGTTACTATGAATCAAATACCAGTTTTTAGTGCTGGTATTAATGTTTCCGGTGGTTCAATCGCAGGCACTCTTTCTACTGCCGCACAAGGAAATGTTACTTCTCTTGGTACATTAACAACTCTTACAGTTGATAGTATTATTGTTAATGGTACAACCATAGGACATACTTCAGCTACAGATGCCATGACGGTTTCTTCCGGTGGTATAGTCACCTTTAAAGATGATATTGTACTTAAAGATGCTGGCACTATCGGAAATGCAACTACTGCAGATTTAATACACTTAGCAGCAGCCGAAACAGTATTCAATGAAGGTTCTGCGGACTTGGATTTCCGAGTTGAGAGTAATGCAAACCAGCACATGTTTTTCATTGATGGTGGGAATAATGAAGTTCTTATAGATGGTTCAAACGGCCTGACGACATCTGATGGACTTTTGCATTTACACAGGGCCACCGGAGGAAGTATTTCAGCCTCTGCACTGGCAGATGAACTGGTTATTGAGAACAGTGATCATAGTGGAGTTTCGATTTTAACACCTGCTGATAAACATGGGTACATTATGTTTGGTGATACCGGTTCCGCTACCGCTGGACAAATCCAATATGATCACGGTACACCGGCTTGGCAGTACATCTTTGAAGGCACCAACAGGATGTATTTTATAGGTACGGAAACAGTATTTAATGAAGAGGGTGCAGATCACGATTTTCGTGTCGAAGGTGATACCAACGCTAATCTTCTTCATGTTAATGCAGGTGCTGATAGTATTGGGATAGGAACTAATGAATCAGCAGATACTGAAATGCTGCGGATTCAAGATGGCACTACTACTGGAACTGCATATGATCTTATTAGGTTAAACGGTGGTGGTAATGCAAATATGTTACAGCGTATGTATCAGAGTGTGTCTACTTCAGCAGTAACGCTTGCAACTGAAACGCAGTTAGGTACGGGTGGTGGTATGACATTTGTATCTGGAGGTGCAGATCCTAATACATTCTCGGAATTGGTAGTTTGGTGTGTTTCTGGTGGTACGCCAGCAGTAGTTGGATCAGTTGAAAAGGGATCTCCCTCTGCCAGAACATATAGTCAAAGCGGAGTAAATCTTCAGGTTTTGATTGCAACTGGTACGGTAAACATGAATGCTACTACACTTTGGAATCGGATATAGAAAGGAAACTTAAAAATGCATCTGTATGAAAATATAAACAGTGACGTGTCTACTTCAGATCTTGAAGTTACCGTTGATGGTACTGTAACAATCTATAAAGTGGCCCAACGGGGACTGAAATTTGTCCAGAACCCCACGCGAGATACTATCTATGCCTCTTACCAATATGGAAATGTTCAAAATGATCCCCCTGTGTTTATAGAGGCTTATGCAACACGGGCTGATATTCCCTGCGATGATTTAGGGGAGGAATATAGTAATTCTGATGTTGCAACTTGGATGGCAAATAACGGCAAAAAACCCTTATAAAACACTACTTTAAT